CTCGTTCGCCGGCCGCGCCAGACTGATCTCTTCATAGCGGCCGGTGCGGAAGCTATGGATGGTCCAGAGCAGCACCTGCAGGCCTTCGCCAGTCGCGCCCCGGCGCTGCTGATAGCTGGCTAGCGCCTGTCGCGTCATCGGCCCGCATGCCCCATCGACCTTGAGATCGGGATAGAGCGACGCGCCCCGGTTGAAGAGGTTGAGCGCGCGCTGGAGGAACTGGCCGGCAATGGCCTGGCCCATGTTGATGCCGGTGTCGAACAACAGTTCGCCGATCGGCGCCGACATGGCCAGGATCTTGTCGAAGCCCGGCTCGATCAGGTAGCGCTTGCGGTAGATCGCAACAGCCGTCTCCCGGGGCAGCACCCGCATATCCCCGGTATAGCCATAGGCACGGGCTACCTGTTCGGTGATCCCCCAGCGCGTCGGGCCGCCCTTGTCCTTGGGGTTGTTCACATAGCCGCCCTCGCGGCCGATCGCTTCATCAATGAGCTGGTCGACGTTCATCATTCACCTCCCAGGGGCCGCTTGCCCGTCGCGATGTCTTGAAGGGTTCGTTCCGCGCTCAGCTCGGCCTGCACCTCCTCACGGATGGCGGCTTTTCGGCGCGTCGCTTCGTCGGTGATCACGTCTCCCACCTGGCGGACAAAACGATCCGTGTAGAGCTTGACGACGCGATCGGCGCCGACGGTCGCGCCGGCCGTGATGAGGGCCGCGCCTTCACCGTCGACGCCGGCGCGGCTGATCATCCAGTAGGAGATCAGTGCCACCATCGGGAGGATGAGGATGTCTGCCAGCACCAACCCAGGCTTGATCTTCACCCCCTTCTTGATGAGCAGCGCATATTTCGCGGCGAAACCGAATGTGAGGCCGACCCAGATCCAAGCATATTTGGCGATCAACGCCTCACTCCATGGCGTCATCGCCGCGGCTCCCTGTTGATGTGGTGTAATTGCGACCATGATCAGGTGACCTCCACCGTGATCGATCCGGTCAGTGTGGTCGGCGAGCGCAGGACGATGTGGTTGACGCTATTGATCACGACCATGGTCTGGATCGGGACCACATCGGAGCCGTTGATCTTGTAGCTGGTAAAGGCCGCCGTTGAGATGGCCGCCGCCGCCGAAGGATAGGCGTAATAGACATATTGGTCGGCGGCCGTGACTGTGAAGCTCTTGGCGCGCGTGGTCGACCGCTCCCCGCCGCCCAGCGCTTTCACCTGCGCTTCGCTCAGCACGGTGTTGCCCGACACCCCCCACCAGCGCGGCTTGTTGCGGTAGCGGTTCATGATGTTCTTCTCGATGCGGGCGAGCATCACAGGATCATCGGTGAGATAGCCGCGACGGACCATGAATTCACCGAAGTCGCCCAGGTCGATCGGGCCGGCGAGGTTCGATCCGGCAAGACCCAGCCGCAGGGTGCTCTCGACATTGAACACAGAGACGCCGGTAATCTCCCTGTCGTAAAGGCCGCCATCGATGCGGATGCGACATTTGTTCAGATTGTCGCTGAACGAGATGATGATGAGGCGGGGGCCATCGGCATAGACCGACGAGAAGGCGGGCGATGCGCTCGCCGTGTTGGGGATAAGCTGGGTGCCGTTCACCTGGAAGGTCAGGGCGCCGCCACTGGTCCACTGCAACAGCGTGCCGGACGAACTGGCCGTCGCGACCTGGTTGTTGCCGAAGGGAAAGCAGTTATCCGCCGGGCCGGGGCGGCCGAAGAAGATGACCGTGAAATCGCCCAGATAGACGTCGCCATGGACCGAAAGCGCATTGTCGAGCTTGAGATGGCCATTGGCCGTGCCGTTGGCGAATTTCAGGGCGTGATTGTCATTATAGGCGGCCCAGATGGCCTGATCGACCTGCGCCGACTTGCAGAGATAATCATTATCCAGGCCGGTGATCTGGATCGGCATGGCGGCGCCGCCGGGTGTCATCCGCAGCTGGCTGTCGATGACGCGGCTCAGCACGCCCGCGACCGAATATCCGTCGCGGCCGCGCAACCAATGCACCACATTCGTATCGGCCGAGATGATCTTTTCATCTTCCAATGCGGCCAGGTCGATCGCGCGCAGGCCGACCGATCCCGCATTGATGTAAGGCAGGGTTTGCAACTGACTCGTGCCCATTTTTTTTACCTCCGGTAGGGGATGGGGCGCACCTCATGGCTGGCCCAGTCGTAGATGGTGGTGCTGGTGAGTGCGTCGGTCAGCAGCGCCGCGCTCGATCGCAGGCCGGAACGCGGCCCCTCGGTCGCGCCCGAACCGTTGATGGGCGACCATCCCGCGATCACGACGCGGGGATCGCGACCGGTCGGCGGGCCGGACAGCACGACTTCGACCGTGTCAGCGCGCGATGCCGCCGTGCCATCCGCGTTGGGGATGCGGCTCGGCACAGTGATGACCGCGACCGAACTGATGGTGACCGATGCGGTGGGGCTGTCACTCTCCAGCCCGTCCCAGAAGGCAATGCCTTTGCCCACGCCCAGCGTCGACACGGTGACCAAGGCGTCAGTCTCTTCGAGTGTCAGCGCCCTGTTATACTGGATGCGGAACGTGCTGGCGCTGGTCCAGTAGATCCGATCGATCCGCAGCGGCTCTATCGGCGCCCGCCAGACCGCATGCGCGATGTAATAGCCGTTGCGCCGGCCCAGCAGGCGCCAGCCCCGCGCCTTTAGGTGCGCATGATCGTCCGAGACAGGACCGTCATAGGCGGGACCATGACAGAACCATCCCGACGGCGGGTCGAGCTGGGCCAGCGCGACGTCCGACGGCATCCGATAGGACTGATACATGCGATTGACCTGGCCGCAGAAGAACCGGACGTCGATGCCGGGGCCCAGGATGCTGGCGACATCCTTGCGCGCGTCGAAGACGAACTGCTCCATATATTTGCGATACTGACCAGCCGTAGTGCCGATCTTGGTATCTTCGTGGCCATGGTTGCTGTCGAAGATCACCCGATGGATGCGCCACCCCTTGGCGGCGGCGATCAGGCGCGCGCGCTCCAGCAGGCGGGTCCATTCCAGATAGCTGGTGGATCCTCGCTTCATGCCGCCGGCCGCGTCGGTCTGAGATCCGTAATAGGCCGTGCCGCCCTGTGCGGCGACGGCGAACAGGCATCGCGGCTTGCGTCCCACTGCCGCCTGCGTCATCGACATGATGCTGTCAGCCATGCCGGACAGGGGCGTCTCATAGCTGGAGGCCGTAGCCGCCTCCTTCAGGTCGACGATATCGAGTACCGCAGCGCCATTCGGGCGGGTACCGGCGTCGAACATCAGCGCCCACCCCGGGTGCTGCGCGGTGCCTGTGATCGTGGCATCGCCAGCATCCTTGCTCTGGGCCAGATCCCACGACTGACCGACCTTGAAGAACACGGTCAGCAGCTTGTCATCACTCTCGACGAACCAGCCGGTCGTATATTGCCAATCTCCCGTGGGCGGGCCGTAGGTGATCTGCACGCCACCGCTCCCGCCGGCGCCCGGACGCACCATGGACAATGCATCGGCGACGAAATGCGCACCGTCGGATTCTCGATGCACGGCAACCGCATTGCCGTTCAGGTCCACCACAAGGTTGCCGCCGTCGCCATGCAGCGGGATCTTGCCGCTCAGCACCGCGACATCGCCGATCATGTCGACGCGCATGTTGCGCGCATCGATGCCGGAAACGTCCGTGCGCAACATCAGCGAGCCGACCAGCGACATCTTGATGCCGTCTGCCGGCATGATCGATTGGAAAACGCCGCTTCCGTCCACAATCAGCCCGCCGCCGTCGCCGATCAGGGGGACAGACTGGCCGACCAGCTCCAGCGCCGCCGCGTTGGGATACATGTCCTGCGCGACGCCGACGCCGCCGACCATCAGGTAGCGGGTCGCATAGTAGCGCGCGGGACCATAAGAGGTGAACTGTTGGCCATTGGCCGTCACCGCTTCGCCGGCCGCCTTGTTGGCATAGATCGGGCCGCCAAGGATCGCCGTCTGGGCGGCTGCCTGCGACTGATCGCGGGCGATGATGGCGCCGGCCCTGGCGTCTTCCGAACTGACCCGGCTGTTCTCGCTGCCGTCCTTCGCCGCGATCGCGACGTCGCGCGCATCCTCGGTCGCGTAGAGCACCGGCAATGCGGCCTCATAGCCCTGAAGCCGCAGATATTCGTCCATGGCGGGCACTGTGGGTTCGGCGATCAGGCCGGCCTGATAGAGCCGTTGTTCCGCTCCGAAGCCTGGACGCCCGCGCTCGCTGACCAGCAGCCGCTGCGGCGTGACCGTCACGGCCAGCATCGGCAGGTCCATATATTGAGGGACGACCTCACCCGGGATCTCTGTTCCAGGCTGCACCGCCACACGCTCGGTGAAGCGACTGCTGGTCGCCCCACCGGTCAACTCCATGAAGTCGTAGCTCACCCGTCGCGCGAGGCCGGCGGCATAGATCCGGTTGGCTTGATCGGCCGTCCCCAGGGCGACCACCGTCGTTGCCTGTCCGTCCAACTCGGCCGCGATCGTCAGGAACGGAACGGTCTGATCGGTGTAGCGGATAGCCAGCGCAAATTCGCGGCCCGATAGGTTTTGCAGGTCACCCTCGTCGTCGGGAAAACCGACCTGCAACGCAAAGGGCTCGCCGGCACGCACGATCAGCGCGCCGGCGGGGGATAGGCCCGCCAGGGTCATGAGCATCGTCCTCAGATAAGAGTGGTCAGTTCCAGTGGATCGCCGCGAATGCGGCCTGCTTGGCGGCGAGCGTCCCCGCTGCCCGGATGGCGCGCTTGGCTGCGCAGGCGATGGCCTCGACCCGGGCAATCTCCGATCGGGACATGCTCATGCCGGCATCGAACCGATCGATCACCGCCGCCAGATCATCGCCCGACGCTGCCGCTTCCGCCATCGCGAAGGGGAAGCGCTTAGCCAGCGCCGCCGCATCCAGTGCGGCCAGGTCGAGCCCATCGATGCGGCGATGATCGGCGACCTCCGCAGCCTTTTGGGCGTAGGCGTAGGATTGCCCCGCGCCCGGCGTCATCACGGCGGCCCGCATTTCCTCCCGTCGCGCATCGACCCGAGCGATCAGCGCGGCCTCGCCAGTGGCAAGGTCAATCAGATCATAATGGCCTACCGGCAGCACCTCGATCGCCGCTGGGTCATAGCCTTCCGGCCACACCAGGCTGCCATCGGTGATCAGACGATGGGTGGGACGGCCACTCATATCGTCCACCCCACCGTCATCGTGGTCTGACCCGCAAGGCCCGCCAGCGTCCCGGTACCGCTATAGCGCCGGGTCAGCAGCTGGAATTCCCAGCTGGCCGCCGATGCTGGCCCCGCGATCGATGCGCTGAAGGTCAGGGAAGAAGGTTCGCCTGCCGAAGCGCCATAGGGATCCTGCCTTTCGGCGGCCAGATCGGTCCAGGCGCCGCTGCCCGGCGTCGTGCGATACTGCACCTTACCCGCCAGCTTTCCGGCCCCACTGGTCGCCTCGTAAGCAAGATTGACGTCGACGCCGATCGTTCCATCCGGGCCGACGCTCAGCGTCAGCGGACCGCCATTGGCGCCGCCATAGCTGTTCGAATTAGTGACGCTCAGCGTGTTGTCGGTTGCGCTGTTGACCGCACCGCCATCGCGCACCTTCGTCAGCTGCACCGGCGAAACCGCGATGACGGTCCCGTCATAGGTGATCGTCACGTCGACGCGAGCTTCGTCCGCCAGGATCGCATCGATCGTCAGCACCCGGTTATTGTCCCCGCCCAGCGACGCGACGCAGTTGGTCGCAACGATCGAATATATCGTTAGAGGATCCTCGCTGATGTCGAGCGCGCCCTGGAAGGCGTAGAAGGTCGCGGACAGCGGGAATTGGCCGGCCTTGGGCACCCCGGAATTCGTGCAGCTGATCGCCTTGACCCAGCTGGCCGGCGCGACCGAGAAGCCATCGGCGCCGCGCACGATTTCGCTGGCGATGTCATCCTTGTCCTCGCCGGTCGTGAGCGCCGGTGTCGGCGGCGCGGTACCGGTCTGGCCGAGCGCGTAGGCGTGCTTGGCCGTCGTTTCGGTCACCATCGTGAAAGTGACGTTCATGGCGCCAGGATCAATGCGGCGCGTCATGATGATCGCGTCTACTCCAGCAAGCCCATGTTCTGGCAAATCCAGCGTCAGCATGTCGCCCGGTCCGAAGTGCCGCATATGCGCTTTGCACGGCAGGATGATCGGCATTTCCCGGCTGTCGACCAGGTCATAGGCAGCCAGCTGCGCGACCTGATCCTTGTTCTGCACCAGATCCCACTGGCGTTCCTCGATCTTCTCTTCGCCGTCCTCCGCCACATAGGTCGAGACGCTGACCAGATCGGATTGCACATATTCCCATTTGTTCGCTTCCGACCGATATTTCGGGCGAATGCCGTTCAGCCGATTAGCCCAGGGCTGCATGGCGGTCACTTCGACATCGCCATCGGCCAGGTCCGCATCGGTGATCGTGTAGATCGACACGCGCGGCATGTTGACCATGAGGCCCAGCTTGCCGCCGCGCCATAGCGGCTTTGCCGCGCCCGTTTCCACAATACGCTTCAGGTTCGCCCAGCGGTCGCCTGGCTCATAGATGACGCCGCCGACCTTCCAGCCATTGGCCTGGCAGACGTTCGACAGGGTGGCGAAGTCGTCGACGATGATCCCGTCAGCCGGCAGGCCGACGCCGAACACCTTCTTGCCGTTGCGGAAGCGGCCCAGCACATAGCTGATGCCTTGCGAGCCGGGATCCTCATTATACGTCCAGGTCGCTTCATTGTCGGCGCGGTGACCGCCTGAGCCGCCGGGCCGGCTGCCGTCCTGCCGGGCATCATAGCCCATCACACCCTGCCACACCGCTCCTGATGTCGGCCAGCCTGACGCGAAGCGCTTGCCATCCTTGTCGAACTTGCCGTTCCACAGGATCGCTGCCTTGCTCGACAGCTTATAGTCGCTGCCCCAGCGCGGCATGCCGCTGAAATGCGGAACCAGCGCCGTTTCGGTCCACAGGCCGCGCCGATAGTCGCGATAGAGGAAGCCGGAATAATAGCCCGTCGCCCCGTCGCCGCTCACAGGGATCTGTGCATAGTCCAGATAGATGCCCTCCAGCGCCTGGCACGGGCCGCCAACCGAATAGACGATCACCTGGCCGCGATAGGGGTTCTTCACCTTCTTAAGCGTCGCGCCATATCCGACATCGTGGCGCAGCACGCCGCCCGAATAGGTTCGGCCGAGAATGCATGGAGATACCGCGTCACGGGAAATGACGACCTGGTTGATCGTGCCGCGCGCCGGCGGCTTCTTTGCCGTCAGCTGCGCGCCGATCGACGCGATCGTGGAAGCTACCGACGCAATGGTCGCGACAGTCGTGAGGGTGGCCGCCGTAATCCCGGTTCCTGCGATCGTCGCAGTACCTGCCAGGGCGGCGGGCGCGAACGCGCCAAGAGCGGCACCGCCAGTTGCCGCTACCAGCGCCACCGCGCCGGCAATGATAGCGACTTTGCGCAGCGTCTTAGACACGCCATGCTCCCAATGGCTGTTCCAGCGCCATCATCGGCTTGATCCCACTCGGATCGTCATCATGCCAGCCCAGCAGCTTGCCGCCCGCCGATACGCAGATGCTGTCGAACGGGCCATCGCCCTCCATGAGTGCCAGATCACCCACCAGCATCTGCGCCGGTGCGATGCGCGGCAGCAAGCTGTCGAGTAGAGCGGCCAGGTCGGCGAAGCCCTGCTTGGCCAGCGCGCGCTGCGCGCCCAGCGCCGACCGGAAGTCAGGAATGGCCGGCGGGCGATGGCCCATGTTGCGCAGATGGTGACGAGCGAGATGGATGCAGGTTGCCCGCGTGCTCCAGTCGAAGGGCTTGGCCCGATATTTTTCGAGCGTGCGCCGGGTCGCGTCCGCGCGGCGGACCAGATCAGACATAATCGAACCTCGGCCGATTGAGGATGTTGACGAAGGCGCCGCCCAGACCGGTTAAGGCTGAAGCGCCGCTATTGGTGCCGGGAGCGGCTTCCGTGCCCCACGCTACCGACACGCTGTCGGTCGCATTCTCTTCGCCGCGCTCTCCTGGATAGACCGACTTATGGAAGGTGTCCGACAGGCTGTTGCCGTCGTTCGAATTGAAGAAGCGTTCTCCGCGCGGAACGATCGTCTTGCGCAGCTCGCGCTTGCGCAGGCCGGTTGCCAGCGTCGCCTGGTCCAGCATGCCGTCGAACTGCTGATCCGGCGTGCCGATGATCTGGCCGGTCAGATCGTCCAGCTCGGCGATCCACAGGCGCAGACGCGAACCCTGCATGCCCGGTGCCGCCAGATCGGCAGCCGCGGCGGTGCTGACCGGCAGGAAAGTGAGGGAGAAGGCGGGAACCTCGTCGCCGACGCCCTCTTCGAAGGATTCCATCGCGCCCAGAATGCCGAAGGTCGCATCGCGGGCGATGAACTTTTCAGCACCCCACGGCACCCAGCCGCCATCGCACAGGCGCAAGGTCCGGCCGTCGCGCAGTTCCAGCTTCAGCAGGCCGGACAGCCGCGTGCGCCGCATCAGGCCGCTTCCTCGATCGTGAAGCTGATGCCGTCGACGCGATCGGCACGGGAGAGGCGCCAGGCCTGCTCATTACCCTCAACATCACCCTCGATCATGGGCTGGTCCAGATGCACGGAAGCCCCATCAGGGAACGGCACGCGCAAATGTTCTGCCAGAGTGATCTCGACTTTGCCGGCGCCATCCACCGTGCCGCCGACGAAGACATTGTGCAGATAATGCTGTCCGTCTGCATCGACGATCGAGAGCCAGAAGCCCTTTTCGACCACGTAACCGACCGTCAGCCCGCGCAGGTTGATCAGCCGCCCGGCCTGGTCCGCGCCATCCATCACCGGCGCACCCGAGCCGCTCTGGTCCACCCCCTGAAGCGGAAAGGTCATGCGCAGCCCTTCCTGCTTGCCCCGCACTAGGTCCGAGATGAGGGCCGACCTCTGCACGGCCGTGCCCAGGCTGATCGTGACCGCAGCGCGGTAATGGCCGCCTGGCCGATCGACACGCTGGCCGGTGGCGTTCGTGCCGCCGCGCACAGTCGTGCCGATGTCGACAAAGGCAGGCTCGACCGTGACCTTGGGCGTGTCGATCGACAATTCGATCATGCAAGCCTCCGTCCGCTGCGCTTGGCCACCGCCTGCTGCGCGCCGTTGCTGGCGCCGACGGCGATCACGGGCGCGGCCGCGCCGACGACGTCCGAACTGATCGAAGCGACCTCCATGTCGAAGGTGGCGCCGCGCAGCGGGACCAGCTCGATCCGCGTGGTGGACGCCTGCGCAGCCATCGCCCGCCGC